GATTATTCGATACAGATGTCAAAAATATTTTATGAAAGATTTATTAAGGGTGGAGACATCACTTTATTTTCACCACATGACGTTCCGGGATTATATGAAGTATTTGGTACACCAAAGTTTGATGCTATGTATAAAAAATATGAAAAAGATCAAACTGTACCTAAAAAAACTATACAAGCAAGAACACTCATTGGTGACATCTTAAAAGAACGTGCTGAAACAGGACGTATCTATATTATGAACATTGATCACACAAATGAGCATAGTTCATTCATTGATCCTGTGCGTATGTCTAATTTGTGTCAAGAAATTACATTACCAACTGATCCTTTACAGCACATTGATGGCAGAGGAGAAATTGCACTTTGTATTTTGTCAGCAATCAATGTTGGTGTTTTAAAAGATACTAAAGAGCTAGAATCACTATGTGATTTAAGTGTAAGAGGTTTAGAACAAATTATTGATCATCAAAAGTATCCAGTAAAAGCGGCAGAGATTAGCACAAAAGCAAGACGTTCGTTAGGTATTGGATATATTGGTTTAGCACACTATTTGGCTAAAAACAAAATGATGTACAGTGATAAAGAAGCATGGCAGATGGTAAATGAACTGTCAGAGGCATTTCAGTATTACTTGCTAAAAGCATCAAATACTATTGCAAAAGAAAAAGGTGCTTGTGATTATTTCAAGAAAACAAAATATTCAAAAGGTTTATTACCAATTGACACTTACAAAAAAGATGTTGATACAATTGTATCTGCAAAATTAAAAATGGATTGGGAAGCATTGAGAAAAGATATTGTTGAACATGGATTGAGACATTCAACATTGTCAGCACAGATGCCATCAGAATCATCAAGTGTTGTTGGTAACGCAACCAACGGCATTGAGCCACCGAGAGGATACTTATCGGTTAAAAAATCCAAAAAAGGACCATTAAAACAGATAGTACCACAGTATGAAACATACAAAAAGTACTACACATTGTTATGGGATATGCCAAGCAACGAAGGATACATAAACATTGTTGCCGCTATGCAAAAGTATTTTGATCAAGCAATCAGCGGAAACTGGAGTTATAATCCTACACAGTTTGAAAACAACGAAGTTCCTATGAGTGTAATTACTAAGGACTTTTTGCAAACATATAAACTTGGTTGGAAAACATCATACTATCAAAATACATATGATTTTAAAGGTGAAGAGCCAAACATAACCGACCAAGAAAACGTAGCAACTATAGATGAAGCATTACAAGTTGCTGAACAACATCAATCACAGCAAGACGATGAAGCATGTGATTCATGTACGATTTAAATAAATATTGACAAGGTAGTAAAAGAGTATATAATAGTAATATGGCAAAGACAGTATTTAACAGAAATGAAATAGATTTTACTAAAGAGCCGATGTTCTTTGGGGAAGATCAGAGTGTGCAGAGATATGACGTTTTTAAATATCCTGCATTGGACAAACTTAACCAAACTATGCTTGGGTATTTTTGGAGACCTGAGGAAGTCAGTTTGCAAAAAGATCGTGCTGACTATCAAAACTTTCGTCCTGAACAAAAGCATATTTTTACTTCAAACTTGAAATACCAGACACTACTTGATTCAGTTCAAGGACGTGGTCCAAGTTTGGCTTTTTTACCTTATGTATCTAATCCAGAATTAGAAGGTTGTATTGTTACTTGGGATTTCTTTGAAACAATTCACTCACGTTCATATACACATATTATGAAAAATGTGTATGCTGATCCATCAGAAGTGTTTGACACAATTTTAAATGATGAAGAAATTTTAAAAAGAGCAGTATCAGTTACAGAAAATTATGATACATTTTCTAAAATGGCAGAAGATTATTTTGTCAAAGGCAAAGGTGATATACTTGACGTTAAAAAACAATTGTATCTTGCAATGATTAACGTAAACATCTTAGAAGGTTTGAGATTCTATGTATCGTTTGCTTGTACTTTTGCATTTGGTGAATTAAAACTAATGGAAGGTTCTGCAAAAATTATTTCACTCATTGCACGTGATGAAGCAACACACTTAAACTTGTCAACACAGGTTATTAAAAACTGGCACAAAGACGATGATCCTGGAATGACTAAAGCAATCAAAGGTTTAGAACCAATTGTAATTGACATGTTTAAAAAATGTGTTGAAGAAGAAAAAGCATGGGCAAAACATTTATTTAGAGATGGATCTATCATTGGACTAAATGAAAAATTGTTAGGCGACTATGTAGAATGGATTGCAAACAAAAGATTAAAAGCAATTGGTTATGATCCAATTTATGATCAATCTGCAAATGCAAACCCGTTACCATGGACACAGCATTGGTTATCAAGTGCTGGACTACAAGTTGCTCCACAAGAAACTGAAGTTGAAAGTTATATCATAGGTGGTGTAAAGCAAGATGTTGATGATAAAACTTTTGAAAATTTTGAACTATAACAAGAAAGAAAAAAATGTTAAAACAAAAACTAAACAAAGATGACATTGTAGTATTTCGAACGGTTGGTAGTGATGAAGTAGTTGGGAAATTGATAGAAGAAACAGACACTTCTTACAAAGTATCAAAACCTTTGGCACTAGCAATGACTCAAAATGGAGTCGGAATGACAGCATATATGATTATGGCTGATCCTGATGCAACATTTGAGTTTTTAAAAAGTACTATAATCACAGCAGTTTTGGCTAATAAACAAGCCAAAGACGCTTACACACAAAGTATATCAAAAGTAATTACACCAAGCACACCTTCTATTGTTACGTAATAAATACTAACATAATAGGAGAAACAAATGCCAAATGTAGCAAGAGTTGGAGATGCTGACACAAACCACCCTCCATGCGGAGCAGGGTCTTGTGCCACAGGATCAAACAACGTCACAGCAAACAATATACCTGTGCATAGAGTAGGTGATACTAATACTCCGCATGGCTTTATATTGTGTGTGCCACATTCGACAGCACTTGTAACAGGATCTCCAAATGTATTTGCAAACAATCAAGCAGTTGGCAGGATTGGTGATGCATACAGTTGTGGAATAACAGTAAACGCAGGATCACCAAACGTGATTGCAAACGGTTAGGAATGTAATGGCACAAACAATATTACCAGGTGAAGACCAAGGATTATTTAAAGATTTCGAAGGCACAGCAATCAGTCAAAGTCTTGGACCAATTGCAAAAGAAAGTTTGCAAAATGGATTGTTTGATGTAAAAGACGGTAAGGACTTGTGGGGTAACGATATCAAAACAATGTCAGCTTTCCAAAACCCACACACAGAATCAATGTCACAGATTAGAAATAATTTATATGATGGAAACGGCAACGGCTGGGTAGGATTAAATGGATTACCAATAGGTTGGGACGATCCAAATATATCTACTAGAGCAATAGTGCCAGGCAGTATGATTGGATCTGGTGAAACATCAAGAAAATTAACTGATGCAGAAATTGATGAAATGAAAAAAGTTGATGGTGTACTAAATGATTTCAACAAACACACCAATATACAAAGTGGAGTTGATCAAACTGATTATGGTCAAAACAATCCTTTTTCATTTATGGGTGTAAGTGGCGGCCCAAGTTTTAGTTTACCATCTGGTCATTTGCCAAAACCAATTGGACAGATGTTATCAATTGGACAAGGATTAAATGCACTTAACACATCATTGGGTGCCGCGGCCGCAGTAGGCACAGGTCCTTGTGCGTTTATTGATGACATATTTGGCGCCTTGTCAAAAGGTGCAGGGGTACTAAATCAAATACTTGGATTTATTGGACAAGCACTAGGCTTGTTAAACCTTATCACAGGCATAATTGGATTTGTTGTACAGTTGGCACAGATGATTTTGGCTGACTTGGCAAACTTGGCAGGAGCATTAACAAGAATAGCAAATGCCGCCATAGCAGGTCTTTTAGATGGCTTAATGAGTGATCCATGTATGAAACATTTACTAACAGCTGGTATTGCCGGCTTTGGGTTATTACAGACAATTAAGAAATTTACATAGAATGAATAATACAATAGTATTGTGTGCAATTCCACAAGAAGTAGAAGGATTGTTTTACACTGAAATATTTTTTAGTGGCGTAGGAAAAATTAATGCCGCCGCAACTACAGAAAAAATTATACAAGAACATAAACCAAAATTAATTATCAATTATGGCACAGCAGGATCATTAGATCCTAGCATAAAGGGATTAGTAAAAGTTACTGGGTTTGTTGACAGAGACATGGATGCAACACCTTTAAATTTTAAACTTGGGCAAACACCATACGAAAAAGATATTATGTTGGGTACTCCTGAAGTTGTGTGCGGAACAGGAGACACGTTTGCTACTGCCAAGCCAAAAATTGATTGCGATATTGTTGACATGGAAGCATACGCAATAGCAAAAATTTGTAAAAAACACAAAGTAGAATTTTTGTGTTACAAATACATATCTGATTCAGCTGATGAAAGTGCATCATCTGATTGGGAACAAAATGTTGCTAAAGGTTGTAAACAGTTTAAAGAGCAAGTGCTTGATAAATTATCACAACCAATGATAACATAAGTATTAAACAGGAAGGGTGGCTGAGCGGTTGAAAGCACTGGTCTTGAAAACCAGCATAGGGGCAACTCTATCGAGGGTTCGAATCCCTCCCCTTCCGCCAGATATCAAAGTATATAATAGTAATAGTTAATGAAATAAATAATTTTGTTATGATAGAACAATTAGAAAAAATACTTGAACAACGCACCACAGTGAAGCAATTTGACGGACTCCCAATCGCAGATGAAAACGTAACTATAATTAAAGAAGCTGTAAGCAAAACACCTTCTTGCAATAATAGGTATAATTTTAAAGTTAAAGCATTGGGCCAATCACTAGAACACAGAAAATCAAAAGTTAATTTATTTGATTTTGTATGCACAACATCAAACACAGCAGTAAGATACAGTGACGATAACGATAGTATGGTTATGAGAAGTCCACGTTCTCACAGTGAAGCAAATGATTGGAAATCTAAAAAAATGCTGGACTCACAAAAGAATGGACAAGTTTTAGCACCATTGGTGTTGGTTTGGTATTTTACTGACGGCGATCCGATCAACAATGACTTTATTGATGTTGGATTGTCATGTTGGAACACAATCATCACAGCAGAGTCGTTAGGAATACAAAGTGGATTGTGTGGATGTTTTGATAAAGAGTATATGAAAAGTTTTTTAGATGTTGATGGTATGCCAGCTGTAGCAGTTGGGTTTGGATATGCTGAATCTAGAATTACAAATGCTGAAAAACATCCTTCGAAACCAAGACCTAATTGGTCCGACATAATAGTGTAATTACTTGACATTTTTAAAAGCATATAGTAGTATATCAGTATGACCTACATAGTAAAAGATGAATGTATAAAATGTAAACATACCGACTGTGTAGAAGTTTGTCCGGTTGATTGTTTTTATGAAGGCGAAAACTTTTTAGCAATCAATCCAGAAGAATGTATCGACTGCGGAGTGTGTGAACCAGAATGTCCAGTTGGTGCAATTGTGGCAGATACTGATCCAAACATTGCAAAAAATGAATTAGATTATTGGATACACATTAACACTGAGTATAGTAAGCAATGGCCAAACATAACACAAAAGAAAGATGCATTGCCAGAAGCAGAAGAATATGGTCCAGACAACATGCCTGATCAAAAATCCAAAAGAGATCTTCTTTCTGAAAAACCTGGAACAGGGGATTAACAGTGGCAAGAGCATGTAACTACTTGTCGACTCATTTAGCTGTTACTAACATGGATGGGATTGTAAGAGCATGTTGTATGTTTGAATTACCACCACAAGATATACCATCTGAAAATCACTCGGAAAAATATAAATTAAAAAATTTAGAATCTTTTGACAATGTTTTAAATTCTGATGAATGGAAAGATTATAGACAACGTATAAAAACAGAAAACATACCAAATTGTAATTGGTGTTGGAAACAAGAAAAATCAATAAAATCTAGTAAGAGAACAGAATATAATGCTGTCATACCAATCAAAGATATAGAACCACCAGCATTACGTACTTTAGAAATTTCATTGGATTCAACTTGCAACATGATGTGTAGAATCTGTCAACCATCTCAAAGTTCAAAATGGGCATCAGCAACACAAGTAACTGATGAAATCAACAAAACTGATTATAGTGGAAACAGATATGATACAAAAGCCACAGTTGATTTATCTACTAGAGATAATCTTAAACGTGTTTTTCTTAACAGTGATTTAACAAAAATATCACAAATTAGAATTAATGGTGGCGAACCTTTTTATAGTAAAAATTTATTACCTATACTACAAAAGATTGACAATGATGCTGGTCTTGAAAATGTTAAACTTGAATTTAATACAAATGGCAGTATTTTTCCAAAAAAAGATATTTTAGAATTATTGTTAAAAGCAAAAAGTATAGAATTAGAATTTAGTATTGATGCAGTAGGTGAATTGGCAGAAGTTACAAGATACGGAGTATCTTGGGAAACAATTGAACAAACAATTGAAAAATGGAAAACTAATATTCCTAATGCTAGTTTTTCAGTGCATACTGTCATAAGTTTATTAAATTTAAGCAAGTTAAATGAATTAAAAGAATGGATACACAAGATTGGATTTTATAACAACTGGGCTTGGGACTTTCTTACATCTCCTAAGCACCTATCAGTATATCAACTATCAAATGAAAATA